TTAGGTGGTAGGTGCATCATGCCTATGAGTATTTCGAGCCACCTTTCTATAGGTAGCTCATAATCATCTTTTAAGGATTGCTTTTTTTTTCTGTATTATCAGGGTCTACATTGAGTGCTAATGTAAGAAGCTCACCTGTAAGTTTCATGCCTTCTACAATACCAATCTCTGAGACAAGACCTTTTACATCGTTCTCAGTAATGTCATTCCCACCTGCTCTGATTGATAAGGTAAGAATGTTAATAATCTCTAAAAGAGTAATATCTGCTGTTGCTAATTTGTTACCAACTTTGAGAATAGAGCAATTTAATGCCTGTTCTACTCTCATAATTGTGTCTAAAGACATACGAGCCTTGTATGTCTTGTCTTTAAAATTAAGTATCTTTTCTGCTTTTATCGGATTTGTAGACATCATTCTTCTCCTTTTTAATTGTCATTGATATGGTTTCATCTCTACCACCAACATTTGTGGCACTAGAGATTGTCCATTTATCATTACCTATTTTAATAACACCTAAGTTATCCCAATTCTCGAAGAATGGCAGTTCAACTTCTGATTGGTCAGAACCTAGATTAACTTTTCCATTAACCTTTTTCTTATCAAGTGTTATTTCTTTATCTATCCACATATTATACTGATGCTACAGAAATAGTACTAGCACTTTCAAATGTTAAAGAATATTGTGCTGAATCATTATATGTACCACTATATTCAACACTAGTTACTTGGAATGCTCCTGTAAAAGTATTGAAGTCAGGCATTATAAATTGAAAATTTGTAAATGCAGATGCATCCAAAACACCTAATAAAGTTGAATGTGATGCTGAATCATCGAATACACCACTACCTGAAACTGTAAAAGATTTAACACCACCTTGTGCTATCAGAGTTCTTACTCTTGCTGAATCTTTTGTTGTGACATCAACTGATTCTTGGTTGATTGAAATTGAAGTATCTCTTAGTCCACCAATAGTTGTAAATACTTCAGGAGAAGCACCATTACCTATTTTGATTAATACCTCTGCACCTTTTTGTACTGCCATTTTTTATTACCTCTTAATTATCGTAAATTGTAAAATTAATATTAATTATACCATGTCTAGTGATTCCATCTGCTTCTACTATTGTAGTTGAGCTATTAACAAAGCTCATAACAGAATCTGCACCTGACACAGAGATTGTAACATTATTCAATAAGATGTAAATTCTTTCCATAACTTCCTTGATTTCTTTTTGACCTCTATATTGAGACCATACATCAATATCTACATTGTATAAATTACCATCTAGGGTTTTTGTTCCAATATCTGTAGTTATTTCTGTGCCAATAAGTACATAAGGATATGCTGTATCTTGTGGAGCTACAGAATCAAATATCTTATTATTACCAACTAATCCATCTAATGTGCTATCACCTGATAACAAAGAATATAATGCTGATTGTAAATCGAATGAATGATATCCCATTAGCTTACCTTGATATCCTTAGCTATCTTTCTCGAAAATTCTTTTGCCTGTTTATATGCTTTTGATTCTTTACCCATAAATGCTCTGTCCATATAAAGTTCTAACATCTGAGCATATTCTACATTAGTAAATACTTTACCAACAGGTTTTATACTTGGTGATGATGGTTTGGTTTGTATGCTACTTACCAATCTTCCTGTATCTATTGCAGGTGGATTCCCTGCTGATGAAGCTGTATGAGTTTTACCACCTCGTTCATAAGTATTACCTGTCTTAGGTGTATTTCTCATGTTCATTGTAATATCCCTTCTAAAGTTATTAAGAACACGATTGACATGCCTTGAAGCATTGACTTGATATTTCTTCAATACCACATCAGCTTTCTTAGCAAAGTTAGATTGAACCTTAACACTAATAATGTAGCCACTCCTTCAGTTGCTAATATCTCTTGAAACTTATTTCTGCCTTCATCTATATCTTTGACATAAGTTATATTATATGTTTTTGAGTTGTAAGATATTCTGTTCTTTTCTGTGACTGATGAATTGTATCTGATAGTAAATTTATAACTTGCTGTACCTCTGAGTTGGTCTCCAAAGATTCCTTCTCCACCACTAAGATTTTCAACTCTTGCCCAAACAGTAGATAGTGTTGAAAAGCTAGATGACTGTCCACCACCTGCATCTGATGAGCCACCAAGTGTCTGAATAACAATCCTATTTCTCATCTCTCCTATAAGAGACATTAGACCATACCACCATAATGAGCTGTGCCACGATATGGATTAGTTCCAAATTGTCTAACAATATATGGTTGTAGTAATTGTGTTGCTTGATAAGGAGCTGATAATCTTTCTGTGCCATCACCTCTATGTTCAAATAACCAAGCTGTGTAAATTAAACAAGCATGTTTGATATCATCAGGTACATCACTTGAAGCACCATAACCTGCTACATAAGTAATCTCTAATGCATTTGCAACTCTCAATCCTGTTGGATAACTTTGACCATTTCTTAAAACAAATCGTGCAGGAACACCTGCTTTATCTAAATAATATTTACTCGATGCAAAAGTGCTTTCTGTATCTGCATCATCAAAAGATTTAACATGTGTTATAGATGCTACAGGTGATTGTGGTAATAAAATACTTCTTCTTGTTATATCTTGGTCTATGCCAACATAATTACCTTCTCTGACAGGTATGTCTGTATCGTAGACAGAATCTATAGACATCTTCAATGTCTGTGTTGTTAAACTTCTATTAGTATATCTTTTAGCCCAATTATGAGATGCAATTAGTAGTGTAGATATAACTGTATCATCATCACTCCCATCGATTCTTAGCCAATTCTTGACCTCTGCAGAAGTGATTGCATATACTGATTCTCCTGTTACTACTGATAATCCTGCCATTTTGTCCTCAACTGTATAATTTGGTTACTATGATATATGATACTATGATTACGAACAATAACTCAATTATTGATAGTTCAGGTCTAAACCATTTTGTTCTTATTTTAGATGGGTTTATTACAACCCAAGCACATACAAGTAAAGCAACAATTAGTGCTATGTCAATCATCTCAATAATGGATTGCTTTCTTTAGCCCTCATGCTATCTATCTTTGTTTTCAGCACAGCTACTTCACTTTTTAAGTTAGCAACATCTTTTTCTATAACAGTTGTATCAACACTTGACCTTCCTTCAACTGCTGAAAGTCTTGTTAAAACTTCACCTACTTGAACGAATAGAGTTCCGAAGGTAAATATTATTGCAACTATGCCACTTATTATCTTGATATCCAATCTTGCCTATCTCCATATGTTCTATCATTATAAATATTTCTAACATCAACATAAGTCTGACTAAAATAACTGTCAATGTTTCTGTCCATTATAACAGGTTGCTTAAATATCTCAGCATTCACTTTTGAGTAGCTTGATATTTTATTACTACCCTGCATAACCTTTGCAACGATAATAGATACTGCTTTGAGCTGTCCTTCTGTAGTTTTAATTTTATCAGCTACTTTTATTGTAATATCTTCTATAGTTAATTGGGTTTCAACACTCCCACTCTCGTTATTGTTTTCGGTTTCTTCTGTGACAATATCTGAGTTACTTTCATCAATGTTTGTATCTCCTTCTGTTTCTTCGATTGTTTCTTCTTCATTAGATATCTCCTCTGTTTGTTCAATTGGTGCTTCAGCAATTATTTCTTCAAAAACTTCTTCTACAACAGGTTCTTCTATAATTTCTTCAACCACTTCAGGTTCTATAACTTCTGAAGATAAGACTATTGTTTCTTCTATAAATTGTTCTTCTTCTAAAGATATAGTTTCTTCTATAATTTCTACTGTAGGTTCTTCAAAAAATATTTCTTCTATAACAGGTTCTTCGTAAATAAATTCTTCAATATATACTTCTTCTATTTGTTCAAATATTTCTGCAATCTCTTGTGTTTGTTGTGCAGTCAAAACAACAGGGTCATAAGTCATAGTCACAGATACATTGTCTATATTGGCACCACCTAATGTACTCGGTGCATTTGCATCAGTACCACTAATTTTTATACTTCCTATATTACTTCCTACACCTGAATAGATGACAGAATCAGTAAAGTATTCTCCCACTATATCTGTGGTAGTTATTCTTGTTTGTGTTGTCGTTGCTAAAACATTTTGGTCAGCATCTTTTATTTGTAATCTAATTGTGAATGAATCTGCACTACCACGATTGTGAGCCCAACCACCTTCACCACCTTCACCATTTTGAACTAAAACAGAACTATCTAGTTGGATACCATTATTTAAAATAGATTGTGTCACTGAATCACTTGTTAAGTTGAAGTCTTGTTCTATGCTTCCACTATCACCAAACTCATAGTCATACTGACTACCACAGCAATCATCGATTACTTGACCATCTCCACTTTGTGTCCATCCATTTGCATTGCCATTTTCAAACGTGCCATTGATTATCAGATTATCTGTTGTTTCTGCATACAAGGATATCGGTAAAATTAGCAGGGTACAAACATACCACCCTAGTCGTTTTAAACCGATTTTAGGGTATTTAAGCTCGTTGTTATTTAGGATTTTTACCATTGTTAGTCAAAGATTCCTTATATCTACGATATTGCTCTACTTTGTCATCTGTAGGTTTTCTTCTCTCATAGATAATTTTCATTGCTTCTTCTCCTATGACTGACCTTCCATCAACAGTCATCTGTGGACAAGCTGTCCCACTGACATACATTGATTCAAATACATCAGGGTCTTGGCACATTAAAGATATACTTGCTACTTTCATGCCAAGAGCATTTAACATTTTTGCTTTCTTTAATCTTTCACATGATTCATCTACCATAACATAACCACCACCTGAGAATGATACTCCCATAACTGTAATCCCACCTGATATAACTAGTGAGCAACTATCCTGAGAAAATACACTCATGCTTGGACTTACTGCACTTGATACAGCAGTTTCCTGATTCGTGGAATTGCTAGTCGAATTTGAAGTGGAATTGGTCACAGTCCCTTGATAGGTGTTGTTAGTGGTTGCTTCGTAACCTTGAATACTTGTGTTGCTCCCTGATACATTACTCTGAGTTGAAGATGCCCCACTCGATGTAACATCTGATATTGCATCTTCTATGGTATAGGCTAATGCTATAGCTATCATGATAATTAATGCTAAGTAGAATCTGTTCATTTAGCTTTAGCAATGCTACTACCAACATACATGGAGACAATACTTAAAATTATATTTTTATGCCAATCTAGTATTGCAATGCCTTCAACTTCTTGCCAAACATAAGAAGTATTTCTTGTATCGAATATCAACCAATCTGAACCTGTTGTGACTTCTGTTTGTATATAGATTGGTACATCTGATATCAAAGGTGCTAGTGTTGGTACAATTATGATTGAGAATATGCAACTTAAAACAATGATTCTTCTTGTCATCATAAAGAAGGAATTTGTATTATTCCTAACTTTATCTCTGCTTTCTTCTTCTAGTTTGTGGTTTGCTGTAAGCTGTTTCATCATCTCAGCTTGTGCATTCGATTTAGCTCCCATGATTTGCATAACAGCTCCTAATGATGCAGAGCCAAAAAGATTAATCATTTCCCAAGTCATGCTGTTATTTCCACACGTTATAAATTACTGCCATTATAGAACCGACCCATACTATAAAACCTATCACCCCTTTGCTCTTGTTTATTACTGATGTTTGTTCATCAACCTTAGTTTCTAATCTAACAAGTCTTTCATTCATTGAATCTATTCTTTCAGCTAGTTGTTCTAAGGTTACTTTCATAATTAACTCTTTATAAATAATTTCTCTATAAACCAAGCAGGTGGGTCTAACTCCCACCACTTGTGACCATGTCTATAGTCTTTAGATATTGTATGATGATAATTATGCCAACCCTCACCCCAACTAATTAGTGATGTAAGTGGGCTATTAACTGCAGTACAATGTGGTTTGGATTTCACTACTTTATAACCAAACAATTTACTGTGTGGTATAACACCAAAAGCACCTGCTGTAATATAAATACAGGCACAAGGAAACGAAAATAAAAATAATCCAATCATAGGGTCTATTGTATACAAGATTAATATGTAACTAAATAATAATATCCAATAATTTCTGGTTATAAACATGTAATCTTTATCTTTAAGTATATCTTTGACCATTACCTTTGGTACTTTTATTGGGTCATAAAATGTTAGCCATGCTCTTAGATATCCTATTCTTGCAGGTGATTGATTATCATCTTTCGGATGACCTGAATATCTATGATGATACCTGTGCATTGCAGTCCATGATAGTGGACTACCAAATGCTGATATGACTGTTAAATATTTTAAAATCTTTTCTTTTATAGGTGTTGTTCTAAATGCACGATGGCTCATGAATCTGTGTATAGCTATATTGGTTGAGAATATATTTACAAATGCCCATGCTATTACTCCATAAATTATATATTCAGGATAAGTAAAACATGCCCAAATAGTGATTACTATATTAATCAAAGCCAATATTTGTACTTTTATTGCATGATTCATATCCACCTCAACTTTGTAATTATCCAAACGAATGGGTCAAACCGACAATGTTTGAGATGTGGTTTTATGTGATGTTGTACATGATATGATTCTGAAAATGCTACAGGGTACATGTAAGGTACATCTTTTAGCTTTTTTGTATGACACATAATTCCTGTAACTGTCATAACCCAAAAGGTTGTCATAGCTACTGCTGTTGCCCACATCAAAAATAAATCTAAAGGTAAGACTAAGAAAAGAATAACATTCAGCATGTAAACCAACATTGTTTCATTCTTAGTTAAAAATAATTGCCATTTATTTCTTAACCTATCTCCACATAAGGATAAGTCATAATCTTGTTCGTGTGTTCTAAATATAATATATAGCCATGAGCTATGCTTTGGACTATGTGGGTCAGCAATAGTATCTGCATATCTGTGGTGATTTCTATGCCATGCACTATAAGATATTGGTGTGCCTATTAATGCAGTCATAGATACTACACTCATTATGTTTTGAAACCATACAGGTGGATTCCAAAGATTGTGTGTAGCCCATCTATGAATAAACAAACTCATAGTAAATTCTAATAAAAAATAAAATAGTATGTATGTGTATAGAAGTTGTAGCCAACTAAGAGTAAAAAAAGAATATAGTGCTAATCCAAAATAAACAGTATACAAAATACTGAGAGCCATTTAGAACACCCATTTATGCAAAGATGCTCTATTATTCAATTCCTCTAAATCAGTTTTTCTAGTGTATGTAGCATCACTATTATAGCTACCAAGACATTTACCTGCATCTTGTAATCCAATAAAATAAGTGTCTACCCTTTTATCTTTTACACATAATATTTCCCATGTATCTATACCAACACTTTTTAAATATTCTGCATATGCATTCTGAAATTCTTGTGTTGCAAATATTTCTCGACTGCCATTAATTTTTGCATTTAAAACAGTTTCCCACCTAAATACATTATTATTTTTTGTTCCTACAATCCACATAAAAGGTGTATCATCTTTTTTAGCTAAAACACAATATCTGTTTTGATTGACTGTATAAGTTAAATAACATGAATCATGTACAAATTGTTTAATTTGTTCATCTGTTATTACATCATCAGGTTTGAGAATAGTACCTGAATTAATATCATCTAAACTATCTGCATACAAATTATCAAATGTTGTATTATCTATCTTATCTATTTTTTCAAATGTAATTGTCATTTTAATAAACCAATATATTTAAAGTGCCACTATTGTCGTATATATCTTTCATAAAAGTATATAACCCACTTGTACCACCTATATCTTGTGTATTAGCTGTTCCACCTGAAACATGATAAGCATTCATAATACATCTACTTCCTGCATTAGCACCACTTGTACTTAAAACAGACCAATAACCTGCTGAGCCATTAACTGCTGTACATTCAAATGGAACAACTGCACTACCTGAAGCTTGACTACTAGCACCAATTCTAAAGGTGTTAGTACCATCTGATAAGTCAAACCATTTGACACCATTTCTTAAAAGATGTTGGTCTACTGCTGTACCAACAGTACTTAAAGCTCCATCATTTCTATGCTTGTTGAGAAAATCATAGTCAGCATCCAAAAACAAAGAATAATTATTTGTTGTAACATTTGCATTAGCTCCACTCCGAGGAGTACTTGCTATTTTTTTTATATACAATCCTCTAACTGTTCCTGTACATTGTGAATCATCAGGATTTGTTAATGAAAAAGTGTTCTGCTGACCAAATGTAGCAGGAGCAAGTTCACCAGCTGTTATTTGACCTTGAGTTACTGTGGAAAATCCATAATATGTATCTACATGGTCTGATACAATAAATGTTTTATTTGCTGTAGATTGACGTGTAACAGTATGTGTACCGAATGTTCTATTTACATTAGCAAAATAATTTAAATCTTCTGCATATGTATGTGTGTTTGATGTCGTTGTATCGAAAGGAGATTCTCCAATTAATCCTGAAGAAGTGTTATGTCTATTTCCACCACCATTAGGAGCATTGTTTTCCCATGTTCTATTTGAATAAAGTCCGACTGCATTTGAATTAAGAGTAAAACCATTTATGATTGAAAATCTTCTTGAATAAGTTACTCCATTTATTGTTATTTTATCAGTTCTTCTAAATAATTCGGCATTCTTCATTTGTGTAATATATATTGAACTTGTTACATTTGTTGTACCAAGCCCATTTTTAAAATATTGTATTGAATCTACATTTGATGTATCAGATAATGCTCCATAAGTAGTGCCTGAATCTTCGAAAAAACCTGCTGATTCTGATGTTAAGACCCCACTCGGATTGTGGTAAAATCCAACACTTGTCATGTTAGTTGAGTAAGGCATAATGCTTGCAACAGAGCCATAAAAACTTGATGCTAATGAAATCTGTCCTGATGTAGGAATAGTAACACTACTAGCATTTTGTACTCCTGATGGAACATTACTTCCACCTGAATAATATTCAGACATTGAATGTGGTTGTGAGCCACCAAACTCTGTAGCTATATCACTAAGACTAACTGCTCCTGATGATACTATAGCCATTAGACTGTACCGAATGCAGTTACATCACCTACACATGTTAGATTACCTGAAGCATCTAACTTCATTTTGTTTGTGCCACCTGTTGCAAAAAAGAGTACACCACCTGATTCGGTAATAGTCCAACTATCAAGAACGACAGTAGTGCCTGTAATTGCAGGTAAAGTTAGAGTATTAGTTCCAGCTGTTGCTGGTACATCAACTGTTATTTGTCCTGAGCTACTTCCTTTAATTACTAATGCCATTATTGACTATCTCCTAATCTTATAAAACTAAAACATGTTTCGTTTTGAGAAGAATTACCTCTCAAAAGTGAACCTGATGTAAAAGAAGAAGTTGAAAATAAAACTTTATGTGTAGTTGTAT